ATTGTGAAGGATGTATTACAACCATCGGTTAGGTATTCTCGTGATGAGTGCTTTGATTTACCCGATACTATAATACAGACACGTAAAGTACCACTGACTAAGGAACAGGAAAAGTATTACAAGGAAATGCTAAGGCGTTTCGTTATTGAAATGGAAGAGGAAGGCTCTATCACTGCTGTCAATGAGGCTGTTAAGTTACAGAAACTTGTACAGATAGCATGTGGTGTAGTCTATGGTGATGACGGACAGAACATTGAGTTGGACTGTTCGCCTAGAGTTAAAGCAGTAGAGGAGGTGATTGAAGAAGCAGGTGAGAAAGTTATATTGTTCGTTCCGTTAACTGGAACATTACATATGTTGAAGGCTAAGTTGGAGAAGAAGTGGAGTGTCGCAGTTGTTAACGGTGCAGTGAGTGCAACGAAACGCAACCAGATATTCAACGACTTCCAAAATAGTAAAGACCCAAGGGTATTGATTGCACATCCTGCAACCATGGCTCATGGGTTAACACTAACATCAGCGTCGACCATCATATGGTATGGACCGATAACAAGTAACGAGCAGTACGTTCAAGCGAATGGTCGCATTGAGCGAATAGGTAAGAAGCATGTATCAAATGTTGTACACATTGAGTCCATCGCAGTGGAGGCTAAGATGTATGACAGGCTACGTAACAAACAAAAGTTACAGGGATTGCTTCTTGATTTAATACAACAAGAAACGAGGTGACATATGAGTCTAACAGTAGACCAAGTAATTGAAACATACATGAAGTTTCGCAAGAAGAAAGAAGCCATTGAGTCTGAGTCGAAAGCAAAGGTCAAAGGTATTAAAGAGAACATGACGAAACTTGAGTCGTGGTTAAAGGAGAAAGCAGATGCCGACGGAGTAACATCCTTCAAGACCAATCATGGTACAGCATTTCTAACTACTAATGACTATGCTCGAGTTGCAGACTGGGACGCTATGCTAGGATTTATCAGAGAGAATGAAGCATACGACTTGTTTGAAAAGCGTGTAAGTAAAACAGCAGTTCGTGGATACATCGACATGAACAAGGCTGTCCCCGCAGGAGTTACATACGGCACAAAGATTGATGTCAATGTCCGTAAGCCTGCACCCAAAGTTGATGTTTAATAATAAAAAATAGGAGAGTACAATGTCAAATATTGTTCCCAGTAATATCCAAGTTCCTGCACACCTTGCAGGCAAAGTAGGCGCACCATCTGTATTAGCGCAATCGTTAACAGGCGGACTATCAACAGGTGGAGACGGCTTCCCCCGTATCTCTATCAAAGGTAGTCGTTTCCGCATCGTCGATGGCGGTGATGAAACAGTCCTTGACTCAACCAAGATTGATGTAATCATTGTGGGTGCTAACCCTAGGTTATCTAAGACATGGTATGAGAAAGCATGGACTCCAGATGCAGAGCCTTCAGCACCAGACTGTTTCTCGTTGACTGGTGTCGGTCCACATACTGACAGCACCAATCCACAGAACGACTTGTGTGCCTCATGTCCTCAGAATGCTTGGGGTTCTAAGTTAACACCACAAGGTCAGCAGATTAAAGCCTGTGCAGACCAGAAACGTTTAGCAGTAGTTGCTGCTGATGATGCCGATGGTTCAGTGTACTTACTACAAGTAACTCCGGGTGCATTGAAAGGGTTGAACGCCTACCAGAAAGAACTATCTACAAGAGGTATCCCACCAGAGATTGTTAAGACTACACTGTCTTTCGATACTGATGCATCGTACCCTAAGTTAGCGTTTGGTTTTGGTGGCTTCATTGACGAGGCAGCACAGACCGCAGTAGACAAGTTGTTTGGTACTGACCAAGTGTTGAAGATAACAGGCGAGAAAGAAATTGATAAGCCTGTTGTACCTAAAGTTGCAGCCAAGCCAGCACCAGTGGTTGAAGCAGTGGTTGAAGAAGCACCAGTGACTAAGGGGTTTGGTAAAGCAGCACCTGCTGAAGCACCTAAACCTAAGGCTAAAGCAAAACCTAAAGTAAGAAAAGTTATTGAAGAGCCTGCTGAAGCACCAGTTGTTGACAGTGCTACGACTAGCCTTGCTGATGAGATTGCTGCACTCGTAGGAGAAGTTGCTGATGACTAAACCGAAGCCACTTGAGTTCTCTAAAGTGGAGTCGCTGCGTAAGCATATGATGCTTACTATCACTGACATGGCGTCAGTGGTGGGAGTGTCACGTATGACCTATCATAGTTGGAAGAAGGGTACGCCCATTCGGAAAGATAATGATATCAAACTACGTGATACACTACGCAAACTTCTGTCAGTTATGCAAGACAAAGGGTGGCCATCACCCGATGTCATTGTGCTTGAACCCAAGGACAGAAAAAAGCAACTCGTTGAGTATTTAGAGGAGTATCATTAAGCAGACTAAGGAGGGGAATTTCCCCTCTTTTTATTGAGGAGGACAAATGAATACGTTGGAATTTTTACAGCGCGTTCTACCAACGAAGGGGTTCTATGTCACAACAGTTATCAACAAAGATGGTAACAGGCAGGGGTTCTTTAACAGTGTAGACGAACTATCAAAGGTCTGTGTTAGGTCAGACCAATCTAAAAACAATACCTACTATGCAATATCAGCCTTTAAAACCAAGGGCAATCGGAAGCAGGAAAATGTACGAGCAGTTAAAGTTATAGCACTTGATGTGGACTGTGGGGAGACGAAGCCATACCCAGACTGGAAGGCTGGACTGTCAGCACTAGGTAAGTTCGTCAACGAGATGGGACTACCGAAGCCTATGATAATTTTCTCGGGTAATGGACTGCACGTTTACTGGGTTCTTACAAAAGAACTAACGCCTATGCAGTGGAAGCCACTGGCTGGTGCTATGAAGTTAGCCGCAGCAGAGAAAGAGTTTCACATCGACGCAGGGTTAACAACCAACAGTGCACTGGTGTTACGACCAGTTGGAACTCATAACCCTAAGAATGGGAACGAGGTAAAGTTGTTGGTAGATGCTGAGCCTGTTACACCTGAAGCTCTTTCCGATATACTATCAGATTACGTACAGTATAACCTGGCCCCTAGTAGTCGACAACCACGTGAGAACTCACTGCTGAATAATCTAGCAGTGACTCAAGAGTACCCACCTGCTGTTGGCTCTGTTGTAGCAAGTAAATGTCAGCAGATTAGTTGGGCAATTAAGAACCAGAAGGATGTACCCGAACCACTATGGTATAGCCTTATCGGAGTTGCGGCGTTCTGTGTAGACCCAGAAGATACTGCAATCAAATGGAGTGAGGGGCATGCCTCCTACTCTGAGTCAGTAACAAGAGATAAAGTTATCCAGTGGAAAGATAATGCTACTGGTCCAACTACTTGTGACAAACTTAAATCTGATAGACCGAATGGTTGTAGAGGGTGTAAGTATGCAGGCAAAGTTGGCTCACCTGCACGGCTGGGTATCCAGTATCAAGAGGTAGCCATTACTACTGAAGCACCAGATAAGGTAGCGAACCTAGTACCCATACCGAAACCGTTTAAGCGTACACAACATGGTATTAAGATGACCATCGATGATACTGATATTGATATATGTAAGTTTGATATATATCCTGTGGGTTATGGACGTGATGACCACCTTGGTTATGAGGTAGTACGCTACCACTGGAAGCGACCTCACATTGGGTGGACTGAACTCAAACTACGGCAAGCATACCTAACAGATGGGAGCAGAGAGTTCCCTACTGCGATAGCAGACCAAGGTATAGTATTACATAACAGACGACAGACGGAGTATTTTCAGCTTATGTTACGAACTTATATGGAAGAACTAAGGCAGATACGCACCATGACAAACCTCTATTCAACCATGGGTTGGAAAGAAAACAACACACACTTTGTTATAGGCGACACTGTTATACACAAGGACACAAACGGTAAGGTCAGTGAGGAGCAAGTTACATTATCAACAGCATCAAATGCAATGGGTGCTGATATGTATGGGAGGAAAGGCGACGGTGCTGCATGGACTAAGATGACTAACATGCTAGAGAAAGCACATATGCCAAGCCATATGTTTGCTTTGGGCGTTGGCTTCTCAGCACCACTGTTTAACTTCACTGGCTTGAAGGGATTAACGGTGTCGTTATATGGGCCAACAGGTGGTGGTAAAACACTAGCACAATACTGGATACAATCCATCTATGGTGACCCAGAGAAGTTGCACTTCGCTGCGAAGTTCACACAGAACACACTGTTCAATCGCCTAGGTTTATATGCTCACTTACCTATGACCGTTGATGAAGTAACCATGATGCAAGACAAGGAGGTCGGTGACTTCTGTTATTGGGTAAGCCAAGGTAGGGATAAGGCTAGACTAAGCCGTTCAGCAGTAGAGCGTGAAGCCAAGACATGGGCAACACCAGTTGTTGTATCTACAAATAAGTCTCTGCAATCTAAGTTGATAGCCTCTGGGTTAGACACTGATGCACAGATGGCACGTTTGTTAGAGGTAACTGTACCACCGCACGACTTGTTTACTAAGGATAGTTCAGCAGGTAGAAACCTCTATAACTTTATAACAAGTAACTACGGTCACGCCGGACACAC